CAAGTGAACATTTAACCATCTTCTTCCACTTTCATCTACACCAGAACCAATATCCTGATTTGCTGATATTAACAACTTACCTTCAACATGAAATAATATACCACCACCCGTTTGTATTCCTTTACCCCGAGCCAAATCAGAATGTTGTGTAATAGCTGTAAATGTGGATAGTGACTTCTTTGTTCCTATTGATTTTTTTACATTACCATTCACCACATAGTCTAATTCAGTCATATGGAATGCACTGACAGTAACATCACCAATTACCTTTTTCATAATTGGAATAGATATTGGAATATTTAATAGATGTACTTGTTTAAATGTTTTATCCACCCAAGCCAATTCTGTAATTAAGTCTTTAAGTTTAATCATTTTTTATTTTTCTTTAAAATTCTTTGTTTTTTAATCCACTTCAACCCTCTATTATTTTTAGTAGCTTTTTTAACAAACTTTGAAATGTATTTAGTTACAAGTGAGTTAAATTTCTTTGTTGCAGCTTTCTCAGATAAATGTTTTGAATTATCCACCAATACAAAGTTTGACTGCCCGAATAAATTTTGAAATTTACCCATATTGTTTTGTACATCATTCCAAGATTTTTCTAATATATCTTCTGGTAATTTTCGTTTTCTCTTTTTATTCCGTTCGTGTGCTACTTCTAATGATGTATTAACAAAAACCATATATGTATCATATCCAAGTTTTTCTAATTTTTCTTTTTCTTTGACTATTTTACCATAATTATGACCAGTTCCATCTATAATCATACCAAGACGGCCTTCGGTATATTGTTTCATTCTTTGTTTTGTTAATTCTTTAGCAAACATTCTTACACTTGGGTCATCTTCTGATCCACCAGTTACTTGTTGAAATACATCATCTGGCCACATATCAATATCAAGATTACCAGTTCCAACAGTTTCAAAACCGAATTTCTTTAATAAAAATTCAAATTCAGAATCAGAATTTACAGTTTTCATTCCTGTATATGATATATTAATTTTCTCTGGAATGCCGAATAGTTTTGATACGACAAATGATTTACCACTACCTGGCCCACCTGCCAGAAATACAGCTTTCAGAATACCTTTGTCATCAACACCTTCATTGATGTTCAATTTTATTAAGTCTTTTAGTTTAATCATGTTTTTTCTTCATATTTTTTACCGTCAAATATCTGTTTTTTTAAATTAGCATCGGGTCCTTTGGCAAAACTACTACCATTCTTTGGTAGTGTTTTTTCGATAACTAAATATTTTAATCTATCATTCGGAACAATCATTTTTGTTCCTCTATCAGTCATATAAAATATAGTTTTTCTCATTCCAACTCTAACAACTCTTGCTTGTCTTCCTGATATATAAACAATATCATCATTGTTTATATCGCCACCTAACATTGTAGCTATTCCCTGAAATGTATTATTAACAAATTCTTTGAACATAATTCCAACAAATGCAATAATGAACATCCAACCATAATCACCGATTAATGTTTTTCCAATATCTTCTATGAGTTTCTGTTCATCCAATGTTATTCTCCAACTTTGTAATTATTCATATATAAATATAAAAAACATATTTAATAATTAAATTTTTGTTATTATTGGGATTATACCTTTGTCATCTCTGTAATAATTACAGTTATCTGGTACTTCTAAATCAATATATTTTTCTTTATATTTTACATTTCTTCCACTTACAACTCGTTCACCAAATGTATTGTTTGGGTCATGTAAATAGCCTGATATTTTACCAAAATCATTTAAGTGACTATCTAAACAAATATCAATAAACATAAAAAATCTTTCAGCTACTAACTTCTTTTGAAAATCATCTTTTGGTTGCTCTAATGGATAATCATCAAAGAATATATAATCAAACTTTCCTAATTCATTTAATTTTTCTTGCCAAGTTCCATGTATCCATTTCACATTTTCATATTTTCCCAATGTCGGGTGAAAGCCTAAATCTGTTTTCGCTTTGTTTATAACCATAGAATCCATTTCTATAATTGTATGTGATTTGGGTTTATATTTTTGAATTTGTTTTGCTGAATATCCCATACCAAATCCTATTTCTAAAACATCACCGTTTATTGGGTTTAATTCATCAATACATTTTTTCATTAATGATTTTTCCCACTGCATCATCACTTGGTGTTTATCGTCTTTTAATAAAATGTCTTTTCCATATTCATCTGTTTTATATTGTTGTGTTGTAACCATATTATGTTGTCCTCTGTATGTTAATTTTTCCGCCATGAATTTCATCAGTTGTGGCACTTGGATTCCATTTTATTGATAAATAATTTGTTCCATCACCGTCCACATCTGTTATGTTTATTGTAGCGTTTGTATTACCACTACCCTTTGAAGTTGTTGTTGCGTTAGCTATGTTTCCTTCATATACTGTAATTATATCTGCACTATTTGAATAAATATAAACTTCAATTGCCGTAAATCCTTTTGGTATCATTTTTAATGCAAAGTAATTTACAGTAGCACTCGTTGGTACAATTGAACCACCGCTATCAGATGTTTTTGGTGGAAATTCATCACCTCTACTATAAAAATCTGTTAATGTAAAGTCACCAGGTGTTATAGCAATAAATTCATCATTTCCATTTGAACCATCTGTCCATCTATTTGTTGTATTTGATAATTCACCGAATGAAGCTGATACTGCATAAACTTGTCCACTTCCTGATATGTCACCTTCAAATGTAGTAAGTGTAGTTCCTTCAATATCAAGTTGATTTCCTGTTTGGGTCATTGTAACATCACCGTTATCCCAATTTATAACCCCTCCTTCATATAAATATAAATCTGACCATTGTCTTGATGTTGAACCCAGCGCCAAACCATTACTTGTATATGGTTGTAAGGAATTAAAAAGCAATTTCAATTCATCTGCATTATTTATTCTAAATATTATATTATTATCGACTGTTGCAAAATCTATTAAATTCTGTGAATCCCTACCGATTTTAAGAGATGTATTGTATATTTGTGAAATATTGTCTTGCGTTGATGTTGTTAGTGTTCCAGCTATGTTTGATGCAGTTATATTGCCTTGTATATTTAATTCACCACTTCCTGATATGTCACCATTTACAGTTAAAGTTTTTGATGGAGATGTTGTATTTATTCCGAGATAACCACTCGTTTCATCTAAATGTACAATTGAAGATGTTACTGTATTTACATTACCCACCCATATTTTACCAGTTGGTAGGTTTGGAATATCATTGGTTCTATCAATAGCAGATACTTTCATTCCTTGTATTATTGTTCCATTTGTTTTTAATATAATTCCAACATTTTGAATTTCATTTGCTGAACCAGTTGGTTTTACATTTGTTAACATACCACCTACCGCTACAAATAATTTATCATTTACAGATAAACCACTATATCCTGTTATATTTTCATTGAACACACCAGTTGATATAGCATAACCATCTTTGTTTCCTGATGTATCTAACTCTTGTTTTAATATTCCAATAGCCGGTAGTTTTGTAGTATCAGATGCATCGGCCTTTCCAACTTTAATTCTATTTGAACCACCAATTTCACCTTTTGAATATACAGGCGTTCCTATCACTAAAGTAGAGCCTTCATCATTTCTAACTTGTAATTCTAACCGTTCACCATGACCAAATGAAACTGCCCCAGCACCATATGTTTTTAATACTTCACCGTCATTTCCATCTGAACCTGGAAATGTATATGCCGTTGTTCTTAGATATGAAAATGAACCTGTATTACTTCCTGTTATGTCACCCTGAATATGTAAATCACCACTTCCTGATATATCACCTGCTACAGTTAAAGTTTTTGGCGGAGTAACTGCTCCAGTCCCAATTCCTAATTTATTTGAATCCCAATATAAATTCGATGAATCTAATAAACCACCAGCACCATCTGATGTATATGGGATATATCCGTCTATTAATGGACCACCATCACCACTTAGTAATGAACTGCCCCACACTCTACTATCTACTTCATCAGTTTTAAATGTACCATCTGAATCTAATATTACAACTGAATTATCTACACCACTTCCAATGTTTGGTGCGTATATGTTAGCACTGGCAGAAATATCACCAGTTACTGATAATGAACCTGTTATATTAACAGAACCTGTAAAATTATGAATATCATCTAATGTATCACCGAATTGAGTTGACCCACTTGCATAAATTATTGAAGCTGATGTGTATGTTGTATGAAATTCATTTGCTGTTATTGTTCCATCTACATCTAAGTTGTTTATATAGACTGTATTGTCGGCAGTTGATGTGAATGACGACTTCCCTATTATAATAGAATTGTCGTGAATTAATTTATTATTAGACCCACCCAGTATAATAGAACTGTTTGTCGAACTCCCTGATATTAAATTTCCATTACCGCTCAGTATTACTGGAAATAATCCTGTATTTATAGCATTATTTAATCCACCAATTATGATACCACTATTTATTTCTTGTACTGAATCAATTTGTCGTATGTTATTTACTGCACCACCCAATATGATAGAATTTATAACTTTATCAGTTGTAAATGAAGATGATATAATATTCGTACCACCACCGATTACTACATTGCCAGTATCAGATGTATTATCAGTTGGGTTATGTATTTTTTGATTTTGTCCACCAATTACAACAGATAATGGTGAATATTTTATTGAACTGCCAGATGATGCCATAATAGAACCAAATGTTGATGATGATACAACTGATTCTACTGATGCAATTATACTACTATTATCAGAACCAGATACTTTATTGGTTTCAATATCATTTATAATTCCACCCTTATCCGACAATGCGTATATAGCTTTATTATCAATACCAGCAACAACTCTTGTAAATTCAATTGTATCAGAACCTTTAACATTTCCTTCACCCGTTGGTTTAAAATCCATTCTAATTCCATTGTCAACATCTTTACCAAATACAAATGCACCACTGCTGGTTATTAAATTATCAGCAGTTTCTATCGTCAATGGCGCGCCTGCAATGAATAATGAACCTGATAGCACTATATCTTTACCCGGTTTGGAAAAATCATGTGCAACATCCATTTTATTATTTAAAAATCTAACCTTAAAATCTATCGTTTCATTTCGCCTAACGGTAGGTAATTGTGCTTTTTGTATAAAAGTAGATGGGTTAACACCAGAATTTGGTTTATATTTGAACGATACATTTTTAACATACAGCCCAGGTGCAGATGCGCTAAACTTTAATGCATATGCTTTATTTTTAACTATTTCGATTTTGTCTTTTATAAAAAAGGAATTAGATACATGTGGCTTACCATCTATGATTGGTCCAAGGCTTGAACTTGGGTTAAAATTTGTATATTGTTTAGAATAAATTTTGTTTTTCTGTTCAATCGAGCTGGATGGGTGATTTGACCCAGATAATAATTCATACACATCAACCGTTCCACTTCCACTTATGATATATTGGAAGTCATAAAATTCAGCATCCTGTGTAGTATGAGTTGATTTATATATAATATTTGTATCACTACCCGATAAATAAACTGAGCTAGACATAGTATATAGACTTTGTGAACTATGATGGTATATACCACTCGAAGTTATCCAATAACCACCTAATGTTGAAAAATCAGCAAAATTACCAACATAATCAGACCCACTCGATATTGGGGAGCGGAGCGTTTCAAATGAATCCTCAACCTCGTATGTACCTAAGATTTGAAATTTATCTGTTTTTGATTTCTGTGCATTATATGATACTTCAGCGAATTTTACTTGTCCACCATAAGTTGATAATTGGCTAGTTTTAAGCGATATATAAGAACGCTTAAACCTCAAATTATCAGCTTCAACGGTTTCAACTAATTCTAATTTAGGTTTTTCCTTAAATAAAATATCCGATACATTAGGATAGTTTTTTCGTATTTGGAAGTGTTTAGTATAGCGTATATTATACATACCTCTATACTGGAGTGGTGCAGCACTTAGCTCACCCACCACTGTAAGTGAACCTATACCATCTTGTGCTTCTCTGTAAGTATAATTATGTTGTTGTTCTAATGATACATAACATATTCCATCACCATCAATTGAAAGTGGCGTAACACCAGAATGAATAATATCACCATTAGTATCTTTAAATTCAAACAGTACATCACTGCCGGGCTGTAATCCGTTTGCAGCATCCTTTAAACTTATAATAAAATATGTTTTACCATATGGTAATATCTCATCAATACCAACAACATCGAAATAATCACATCGTGTATCCTCGTAATATACATCTAATGCATCTAAATTATGTTGCTGTAACTGAGGTTTATTTTTTATCTCATGTGCTGTATATAGGGATTTCACCAATTTTCTCCTAAATGTATTTAATCATATATAAATATAACATTTAAAAGAAATTAATATTTTTAGGTTAGTGTAATTTTACTATATTTATTGTTTATCTCGATTGGAATTAACATGTCCATAAAATCTTTAATTGTATCTAAATGTGAAACTATCAATACAAAATCAAATTGAGTTTTTAAGTATTGAAATGCACCTTCCATATTTGCAATGTTGTCGCCATCTAATGTTCCAAATCCTTCATCAATTACAAGAAAATTGGGTCTTGGTAATGTAGATATATTAATCAACCCAATACGGATTGCAAGTGATGAAACAAACTTTTCCATACCTGACGCTAATTCAAGATTCCAACAGCTGTCATTATAACATATCATAGTTTCAATATTTTTACCATCCATTGTCATTTTAATAGTAAACCCAGCCATCATATTTTCCAATACCCGATTAACTTCACTTTCTATTGCCGGAATTGTTTCTGAAATTAACTCATATGGTACACCGTCTTTAGATAATGCCATCAAATATAAATCATAATCAAGTATCATCTGTTCGGTTTCTACAAGTTTTTTAATATCACGCTCGATGGTATGCTTTTCACTTCTGTACATGTTTAATTTACTCATATTTTCGTTATATTGTAGAGTAAATGATTTCTTTTTTACATTCAAATTTAGAATATCTGAAATACATTGTTGTATATGTTTATTTGTAATTTCATTATCTTTAATTTTCTGCTCATTGTTATAATATTGTGTAATTTTAGTATCAATATTTAACATTTCTGCATCAAGTTGTTTTATTTCACTTTCTTGTGCTGTAATTTTACCTGCAATCTTAACGGCATCATGTCGTATTTGATTTAATTCATCGGAAAACCTATCAAATTCATGCAATTCAACTTCTGCATCCTTTACTGCATCAAGTGCAGCCATAGTGGATTCTTGCTTAGAAATTATTATTTTGTATTTCACATCTAACTCATCTAATTGGCGTTGAATTGATATTTTTTCATTAATCTGTTCCTCACCATTATTAATACAAAACTCACAATTCGGGTCATATTTATATTTATCCAAATCTCCCGCATGTTTATTTAATGACCTAGCAGTTGTTTCTATAATCTGAATGCCTGAATTAATATCTTTTAATTTATGAGTTAATTTATTAAATAACTCATAATTTGATTTTATAACAGTTTCATCAAATTTATCTATCTTTTCATTATATTCATGAAATAAAGGTCTTAAATTCTCTTTATAATCCTTATCATCTTTTAATGATTTTTCTATGTTTTTCTTCTTTAGTTCCTTTGCATGCTTTTCATTATTAAGTGTATCAATATGTAAAATTGTTGAATCTACTTTATGTAATTTAATACCAAGTTTAAATTTTGTATCCTCTAATTTATCAATATCATCATCTAAAACTTGAAGTTTTTTATTTAAATCAATTTCAACATCTTCATAATCAAGTATATATTGCTCTATCGTCGATAAATCTTTATAACTATCTTTTTTCTTGAACGATTTTAATAATGCACGCTCTTCATTTGAATCACTTCTCGCTATTGTTTCTAATTGTTCAAATATGTCAATATCCATAAATTGTGAAAGTATTTGTTTTCGTTCTGCCTGTTTTTTATCAATAAAATCTGTACCGTTATTTTGTAATGATAGTGATGTCAATATAAAATCATCAAAAGTCCCTAACACCTTCTGTATTTCTTCATTTGTTCCACTCCCGTATTGGGAATTAAATCTGGCTGCACCACTCAAATCAATTTTATCATCACCATCTATCATATAGAATTTAACAGCAACTGGACATGATTCTGTATATGTACCATCCCGGTGGTGTCTTACTTTTTGAGTACCAACCCGTTCAATCCAATAATCCTCACCATTAATTTCAAGATTTAGTTTAGCTGAAAATGTTGATTTTCGTTTATTCATCACATCAATTGCTTTATTAGTTCTACTACATATATCAAATATAGTGTATGCAATCGCATCCATCATTGCAGATTTACCCGAATGGTTTGGTGCAACCACACCAACAACGCCATCAAGTTTTGTGAAATCTATTTTTGAACCTTCACCATATGAAAACATATTATCAAATTCAAATGATTTAAGTTTCCAATCTACATTCCGAGTTACCCCACCATCATATATTTCAGGTGAATTATTTGTTAATTTATTTAACTCACATATTCGTTTGATTGTATCTGCATCTACACCTTCAATGTTATTTGCTAAGTAATCTACTATTAATTCATTTTGGTACTCTACATCTCTAACATCACCAACATTGATTTTACTCGAAGTACCATCAATTTTAGAAAGTACATCCTGTTTTTCTGCTATAATTTCCCTTATTTTAGGATATTGTTTTCTTAAATCAATCTGTATATCTTTTATCTGCTCTAAGGTTGTAGTCCAATACTTAATTTTAATTTTACCCTTTGGGGGCATAAATTTCATCTTATTTTGAATTTTACCATCTTCGACAATTATAACTTTAAACCCATAATCATTTTCTACTGCATGAAATTCTGCAGTTTTAGTTTCGACATCCCACAATAAAAAACCATGTGCAGGATCCTCGGCAAATCCCTGTTGGATTAATGACCCACAATAACCCATAGTTTTTTCTTTATTTAAAAACTGCCTTTTGTGAATATCACCAAGTAATACCATATCATACCCATCAAATGTACCCACCGAAACATTTTTATCAGTAACCTCAAATCCATTATCATAGTGGAATGTTCCAACTGCACCATGAAATAACCCTATTTTAGTGTTATTCATATTTTTTGGGTTTGGTAATGTATCTGTTCTCTGATTCCCATCGCTATCTACATCAAAAATTGATAATACACCAAAGTCAATATTATCAAGCGTATAAACACCACTTTGTTTAAAATAATGAATATTTGGGTTAATTTTTTTCACTAAATCAATGATTGGCGATAATGTATCTTCGCGAGATTTATTATTTAAATTACAATCGTGATTCCCCGGAATGATGATAGTGGGTGAAATGTTTGATAATTGTAAAAAGAAGTTAGCAACCATTCGAGTTTCTTCTGGTGATGTATCAAGTTTTCCATGAACTATATCGCCACCAACATAGATTAAATCTGGTTCCAATTCATTTAATTTTTTATACAATCTATTAAAAACTTCTCTATACTCAATAAATCTATGTAATTTGCGTATGTGGATATCACCTAAGTGTGCTATCGTCTTAATCATATAATTTTCTCCTAATATCATCTAAAGAAAGCCGATTATTAAAATAATCATCTTGAATTTTATTCAAAAAAATTTCAAATTTTCTATCTGGAAAATATGTTGAACCATAATGCATAAGTAGCTCATCGTCTTTTTTAATATCGTCACTTGTTTTAATTATTACAGTTTCCCTTTCTAATATTATATCTAATGTAATATTATTATCATCAGTATGATTATATACTACACTATACCCAAGTGGAAATATACCAAGTTTATCAGATTTTGGGTGTGCAAAATAATAATCTTCAAGTCTATTTGGTTTTGCAAATAAGTCAAAGATATTTACATCAAATTCAACATACGGTGATTCTTCTATAATAGTATCTTTTTGTATATTTTCTTTAGCAAAAACACCATACCTATGAATAGGTGACTTCCTTACTTCTATTAGGTTACTTAAAAATATCCTACTCATTTAATCTACTCCTAATTAAATCTGAAAAACCAGTTTGTTTTGTATTTTCAATCTGTTTCCAGAATTGTCTAAACCCCAAATCACTTGGGTCTTTTGTATCCATATCCATCAAATACACATTTTTACCATATCCCATCATAAATTCTGATAATTTTCTTGCATCTTCTTTTGCATCTTCATCTAATGCTATGTATATATCTGTAACACCACTTTCAATTATTTTGATTATCAATTTTTTTGATGGGAATTTACCTAACAATGGGATTGCATTTCTTTTTATTGCAATTGCATCAAACACACCTTCGCATAATACTATTGGGTGTTCCCAACTTACAAATAACTCAAATGGTATGATATTTCTTGAAACTGGTGGATTTTTATACTTCATGTTAGAATCTGGAAATATATCTCGTGCTACAAAATAATTAATATCACCATTTAAATCATAACTTGGAATTATAACCCTGTTTTTATATTCACCATCCACACAATATCCTATTTGGTATCGTATAATCTCTCGCTGAGTTATACCTCTATGTCTTAAATAATTTAAAGCGTGTTTTCTTATTATGCTATCTGATTGTTTATATAATGGTTTATAACATTTCGGTAATGATAGCCCATGATGGGTTTCTTTTTCTTTTTGTTTATCATAACTTACATATTCATCAAGCAATTCCAAGACACTTTTTATAATATTATGTGAAACATTTAACTTCTTTAAGAGTTGTACGATTTTTTGACCACCGCTATTACACACCCAGCAATGCCACTTTTGTGTTTCTAAATTTACTTGTAGTTTTTTCTTATGATGGTTGCAAAATTTACAATGGAATGATATTTCATCATTTTTTAACCTATACCCACTACCTAAAACTTGCTCCAACAATTCTAATAAATGGTTGTTATACATATATTACAATATACAATTTTTTTTATATACGGAACAAGTGTTATTTTTTATTAATCCTTTTTCGTAATATACGCCGCGGCATTTTGCTATCTGTATATAAATCCCCATGTCTATTTACTACCTTCCCAGTATATGGAAAGCCAGTTGGTAATATAAAGCTATATTCAATATCTGAATGTTGAATTCCATTCAATGGTGTTTTTTTATATTTGATGTTATCTGTTTGCCCCGATTTAAGTAAAATTGTATTAATACTACCATTAGTTAGATGTGATATACTTTTATTAACCATTTGTGCCCATTTAGATATTATAAATTTAGCATCACATTGCACAAATTCATTGCGTGCGACCCATGCCCGTATTTTAGTTAAACCGGTAGCATCATATCTCACATTTGGTTTTTTACAATCATTTAATAGTTGTTCTAATTGCGTTATTAATTCTGTAACAATAATATCTACTTTTTTATTTTTTAATTTTGATGTATGTATAGACACTGCAGATGATATATCGAATTCGTTTATAACGCTACCTAAAATATGCTGTATAATAATACCAATATCTGCAATATTTAATAAACCATCGTTATTCACATCTCCAGTGATAACAAAATCCGTTTCAGATAAATCTAACATCCATTCATGCGAATCATATACACCGAGTATATAATTAATAATATACAATATGTCCTGTATATTAACAAGTCCATCATCATTCACATCTCCTGGTAAAGTATCTGGACATATACTTTCACATTCTTCTAAGCTCTCAGCACATATCGCACTACAATGACAAGTAACTAAACAATCGGGATTTATTTCTGGTACATCGCTATTACTAACACAATTCGATGGATATTCTGGCATTTCTGCATTCAATGCAGGCCTTGGTATCCATTCACCTACACAATTTTGTGGATTACATTGAGCATCTGAATTTATAATATCATTGCACATTATTTCTGTACCATCGTCATTTAAACAATACCCGGGGTTAAAAAACATACCATACCCATCATATTCAGCAGTTGACTGTGTACCATCCCATTTTCTATAACTCATGGTACTTGGAAAGTACGCGTAGTTATTCCACCAATTACCTGGGTCAGATAGAGATAAATGTGGTTCTATTATTTCAACCTCCCCGTCTGATATTACTGGAGAATTAATATGTCCAACCATAACAGTTCTACACCCACGAGGGTCATCAATACCAGTATAATTTGGGTTGCTTGCAGCTGGGCTTCCTGGCCAAGCAGAAATACAAGAATTATCTGACGCCCCTTTGTAAGTCAGTTTAAATAAACCTTGTGATAAATAATTTTGTTCAATATCTTCTATAATTTCTATATTATAACTATAACCAGGTCTAATCAGTTCAAACATTCCTGTAGCGTTTCCCGTTAATGTCTTAAATGTATTTCCAGGTTCTAAATAAATTTGCGTTGTATATCCATTTTCTCCCAATAATCTAATATTAGTATTAGATATTTTATCTAATGCCCGCGAACCAGGGCCACCTCTAAATCTTGGTCGAATTGCTCTCGTTTTAATGAAAAAATGACCGACTTGCTCACCACCATCTGTTACTCGTTCACCTTCTATCCGTCTCGTTAAATGATTGTAATGTGCATGCATTTTTGTCCCAGAATCGAAATAAAAATAAATTTGCCCTGGGCCATTATAATTTGTGATATGATATGACCCAGCACATTCATCAGATGATGTACCAAATTTACCATTTTCATATAGCTTAATTGAACTACGCATAGGTTCAGATTCTGAGCATGGTGTATCCAATCCACACTCGTTATTATCGTACCACCAATATAAAGAAAAAGTAATTGGATAACGACCCCAATCAAATATACAATCAGTAGTTGGGTTTTCAGTCATATAATCAGCGTTCGGGTCAAAATTTTCAGCAAAAGGATTGGCACACCCACCACTACATGTCATATTATAATTTGTGTCACAACAACCCGGAGGAGTATTAACATCAACACAACTTTCTTCTCCACTTACGCACATTGGGCCATTTCTACATACCCCACAATAATCAATTGTCATATCTAAATTACCGTTGCAATTGCATGCCAAATCAACTTCATCTACATCTGTATATGGAAACGGCATCCAATCTGAATTATATGACGGGTCTCCTAATTCCGGCCAGTTCCAACATTGTATTATACTGCTATCGGGGCACCCATACTGAAACCAAGGTATATGTAGATTTCCACCCCCAGGTCCTTGTCCAGAACATGAACATACATAATTTTCTAAATCTAACCCCGGGTTTTCAAAATATACTTGACCAGAATATATACAACAGCTTGAATCATTGGCCACCCCTTGGCACCCAATTGAGCTAGAATCATAATTACACGCATATTCATCTACACACCCAAACGAACTTTGCCCAATTGAAAATCTACCCTCTAAATTTAATATAGGTGCACCTGTATTTGCATCTTGCACCATATCGATAGTTTCACTCGGTAATGAGTTATTAATATCACATGCATTATTTGGTGATATAACAACCTCTATGCTAGCAGAAGTATTTTGTCCCTCGAGGTCATAAAACCTTAAAAAATAACTATCTGAGGGTGGTAAATGTAATGCATACTTTATCGTTTGATTTGGGCTTAATGCTCCTGGAACTGGTGTTACCATATTCACTATATTAGATGGACCATTGTAAGATATGTTTGTTGTTTCATCTTCAAGATACCATGTTGTTCCATATGGGGAGAACCCAAAATATTCACCACCATTGGGTCCAGCAGTTATAGTTAAACATACATTGGTTACACTTGATACCGTATTATTGTATGTACATATATCCTGGTTATGAATATTTGCAATATTATCAATCTGATTTGCATAATTATTTGCATTTGAATCTAAACAACCCTCCACTCCAAAGTGACATTCACCGAAACATAATTGTGTCCCACTCGGCCCGCAAGTTATGTTATCATCATTAATACACTCATCCTTTGAAACACATACATCTCCATCATTGCAATCTGGATTAAATCTACAATTACACTCGTTGCGCAACGACCTGTTCTCGTTAGAATCCCAATCGGGATACATGCAATTGCAATAGCATTGAGTATCACCCAATAAAGAACATACTGGTATAAAATCATCATTACAATTATTATATGCCGGTATATTCACACATTGCTGCATCGGATAAGTTGCTAATATAACATTTTCATCTAAATCATCATAAAAAACAATAGGTGGTGGGAAGGGTTCTTGGTTAAATTCATCAAACCCATAATATGATGACATACATACACAGGAACCAGTTCCACTTACATGTGGCATATCTACTTTAGACATACGCAAAATAGAAGATAATTCATCATAGATACAAGTATTATCATCAATACTAGCATGTGGATTATAATTCAAACCAACTGAATCTGTACAACCAAGTAATTTATCCTTTGGGATGGTCATTTAATCTTGTCCAGCTAATGACATAGTTAATGCATCATATCCATCAATATTGCGTTTGTCCCAATTACCCCTTGAAGTTATTATGCACCATTTTTTTGTATCATATCGCTGTTCAATCTGTTCTTTGACATAATCTTTAGCTTTAACTCCTTTAATACGAGCTTTCCCAAAAACTTGTTTTCTACCAGTATTTGGATTGATATTTATCACTGGCACTTCCATTGAATTTTCTAATATGAAACAAAACACTGCATTGAATTTAGCTAACTTGATAATAACCTGCTGTGAAGTTCTACCACCAGAGAAGCCTGATAAATTATCCTCTATGTGAATTTTATCAATATCATACTCTTTACTTTCCAATATATCCATAGCATAATATGCTTTTTCTTGAATTGTTTTTTGTTTTTTAATGTCTATGAAACCCATATCGAGTATCTTTTTATTTTTCGTGAATGCATAACCTATTGTTGTTGTTGAAACATCGAGTCCTAATATAATCATATTGTCCTACCAATCTTTTTTTATTTTAAATATTATTCGTGTATCTTTTCGTTTTTTTATTGGTTGCGATAATCTACCCACTACTATTAAATTATTATATTTATCATATAGCCCCAATGTAGTTATATACGGTGACCAAGCTGACCCTGTTATATTATCATCACGGTATTGGGAAGTTATAATCGATGCAGAAGTATTTCGGATATCCTTTTTATATGCTGTAGGATTATTCGTTATATTAAATTCATTTGGACTAACTGGTAAGCTCCATTCTGTATTATGTATAGTTTGTATAGATTTATATTTAATATTATAATTACCAGTCCCAACCGTTTTATATGTAACACTTGGTGACCACGACCCCGTTTCAGTGATTATTGCTAATCCCCATTGATAAAATATATTACCAACATAATTATCAGATGATGAAATGGAATTAGTGCTAGAAGATACGCTTGCGTTTGTTGAATATAAATTACCATAACCGTCATCTTGTATTTTTATTTCATTAGCAGTCGAATTATCAAATATATAAAATGTTTTGGGTTCAATGCCCTCACCAATGATTGCTTGGTCAATTGAAAATATTGAACCAGATACATTAAATTTATTTAAATGCTGTGGATTAGTTTTATCGTAATAACTATAATTTAATAGTGGGTTATTTAAAGTGACTTCATTCGATGATGCACTTAAATAAAATCCGACTCTAACTGAATTCCAATAAGAGGAAGATAAATTAGAGTCGGACGAATTCGATACAAATTGGATTGCAGTAATCCCAAGTGAACCTGAATGTAAATTAAATTGCTTTCTTACTACCCGCGTCGTTGTAGTAATATTGCTACGATTAATTTGCTTGTATATAGACATTTCATAACATTAATAAGTAATATTAACTTTAATTATTGCCTCATCCTCAAAGCTTTTCTTAATCGGGGAACTTAATCTACCAATTGCAACTAAATTTTCCGAATTATCGTATAATCCAATTGTAGTAATAAATGTCTGCGGGTCACCTAGCATTTCAGTTGGGAATCTATAATCACCATTTGAACCTGATGTAAATGTTGGATTAACACTACCATTAAATTCACCTGCCGGAATGTGACAAAAATGACTTGTAATGATTTGAGTTTCAACATTTCTAAATGATGTATCTGTACCTAACTGAATTGCTTTAACAAACTTTAATGCATTGTCTGCATCCGGATGCAATGCTGTGTCTGGTGCAAGACCTGTTCCGTCAGTCGATACTGCTAACCCATTTCTGGAACCTGTTATATACCCAGGAGTACCCGGGATACTTGCAGATAATTTATTTGCAGATAGTACTGCTATACCAGCCTCAGGGAAGAAAAATCCATATCTATCATATTTCCATCTATCAGATTCAGTACCTGAAGATGCAGAAACAGCACCACCTGAACCAGATACTATATTATACCTAGGTCCTAATGGTGAGGTTTTAGCTGCAACATATTTACTGTCATCCGTTAAGCTTAAATTTGCTGATGAGCTATCCGTGTTTGTACCAGATAAATGTATTGTCCAATTAGCTTTATCTAACTTATCCTTCATTCTAGCTCTCTCTGATATAAATACATAAATATCAGGTTGCACTGTTGTTGAACCAGATACAAACTTAAAACCATCTAATGCATCATCCTCATCTAAGCAAAGTGAAGCAAATTGTCTGTAAACAGCTTGTGTTTCACCTTTTAATTTATATCCACCAGTTAAATTTAAGCTACCATTTGAACCACGAGAACCAGAACCACCAGTATGACCATATGCAACACTAAATTGGTCCTCACTACTATATTGCAAATTATAATAGTAATTTTTCTGACCTTTAGCATATGAAGTCCCACTTGCCATATTTGCTCTACCAGATAATGATTTTGTTGTGAAGTTAGTACCTGCTAAATTTGCAACCCCCCCTGTAAAATATCCAGCTGTAACATCCTTTGTTACGGAAGTTCTTGAACCTATTTTTAAAAATTGATTAAAGGTCGTCCTAGTACCCTTTTGTATTTCATTTACACCAGCAGCTGGCCCGTTTAGTGCTGCTGTATTTCTTCTTCTACCGTTAGCCATAATTACTTCTCCTTAGTTGAGATTATTTATAATTTGGTCCTGTCATTTTAATTTCGACAGTAAATGTTTTTCCGCTCGTTTCACCCTCTACTTCTATGCTTGCATAAACATCTGAATCAAGCGTTGATGGGTAAAACTCAAATGTTTTTCTTCCAGACCACTTTACAGCTCTAGGTATGCCACGCTCTGCTGGGAAACTAATATGAGTTGAACCATAATCGATTCCACTATCTAATGTATTTCCCGTTCCTGAAAAATCAAATAAACCCACATTAGGTACTTTAAATGTATAAGTTTCAGGACTCGTTAAATGTCGAGTATGTGGTGTTAAAGTTGTTGGGGTATTTCTATGTCGTATTGTATAATTTGTTTCTATATTTTCAAGTATTGGCCAAAATTGAATATCTTGTCCAACAGTGGTCAATTTATATTTCATACAGTTTTCATCCGTTGGTATTGCTTCAACCATTGGTAATTTTTCTATTTCTTCACCGAAGTATGCAGAACCACTACTATGCTGTGGGTTGAATAATCTATAATCTATAAAATCATCTGCAACAGCGAACTTCTCTATCCCCAATTGACCGCCTGGCCGTGATAACTTCCACCTACCATGCTTAGTCATAATTGCATCCACTACCACTGTATCGTTATTTAAATATCCCATATTAATTTCTCCTAATTTTATTATAAGGAATGTTTTTTTCTTATCCACTTATAAATATAAAATTATTTTATTTTAATTAAATTTTTTATTATTTTATCTCACCACCACCATTTGGACTTTTTGGAATAAATAATTTATTATTTTTTTTATTTTGTATAGTATTTTTATTTACTACCTCCAATTTAACATTTGCACCTGCACCATCTACTTTATAAGTATAAAATGGAACACTTGGCAACGGGTCCCATGGTTTAAATGGGGGGTCAAATTCTTCATTCACGGGATACACAGTACTGAATGAACCACTTTCAAATTGAGTCCCAATGTAAAATAACTTAGACCCCTCCTTTGAAGTAGGGAAATGTATATAGTGATTATCAGGGTATAAAATTTCATTCGTTGATGATGTTGCAAAATAGGCTGTCCTACCCATAGGTCTTGCATCAATCCGATGGTCTGATTCACCATTTATATACCCCCTATAACCATATCCCTTTCCTTCATCCACAAACATTCTACGCTTAAAATAATTATGATTACTATATTCAGTTGTAAATTCATATCCTGTATATAATCTACCTTCAAAACCATCAACTCCCCCAGGTGATTTTGGTATCCTTGCTGACTGGGATACATATTCAATATCCCCTATCGTATAATATACAAATGTTTTATTATATACACCACTATCCCAATTAATATCTAAGTTTTTATCTTTTGTATTTAATCTGTATCTACCAGATAATACTTTAACTTCATTACCATATTCATCTTCCCACGGTAACCGTGAATAGTATCCCTTTGTTCTAAATGGTGCAGTACTTGCTGAATATTGACCCATATAAACAGAAGTCAATTTAACGGCTTTACTGCTCCCACTCATCATAAATGACTTAATTTTTATATGCTCCATATCAGGGTTAGCTATGCTACCACTAAAAAATAATGTATTTTTCTTGTCATCAATTAATTTAGAATTTAATTTAAAGGTGTCACTACCACTCAATATGATTAAATGTTCATTTATTTTTTTCATATTAGGGTTAGCTATACTACCACTAAAAAATAATGTATTATTTTTGTCATCAATTAATTTAGAGTTTAATTTAAAAGTATCGCTGCCACTCAATATGATTAAATGTTCATTTATTTTTTCCATATCAGGGTTAGCTATGCTACCACTAAAAAATAATGTATTATTTTTATCCGAAATAAATTTAGAATTTAATTTAAAGGTGTCACTACCACTCAATATAATTAAATGCTCATTTACTTTTTTCATACTTGTATTGAATATACTACCACTAAAAAATAATGTATTTTTTTTGTCATCAATTAATTTAGAATTTAATTTAAAGGCACCACTTCCACTCATCATCATCCTAAGTGCTGATACAGGATTTGGATTAACATCGTGCATATGTATTGCTGGTAACAGATTGCTACCACTCAATATAATTGATGTATATTTAGTATCTATTAATTTAGATACTATATTCAGTGCAGATGTGCTATCAATTATTATATCATGTACAGTTTGAACAGATTGATTCAATTTAAAGGCATTGTAACTACCAGACTCAAATGATATATTAGCTACATGTTGATTTAATAATTTATTAGTAAATTTAATATTATTTTCATCATATACATCTATATTCCCGATTGGTCTAAAATATAATTTTGATGTAACTTTTGTTAAACTGCTACCACTTAAAATAAAATTCCCGATATTTGGTAACAATGAACTATCTATTCCCGAATAATGTAACTTTGTAATATCTATATTTGCAGGTGAAATTAATGGTAATTTACCAACCAATTCAATTTGGTCCTTTATTTTTAGTTTATCGGCATTTGTTCGCTTTTCTACCCATTTCCCTGTAATCATATTATCATCTAAATAACCAACAGCAAAATCAAATTTATTATATTTAGGGTCAATTTTTATTGTTTGACTTGGGAATTTAGATTTATGTAACATGTCTGATTCTATTACCACACCAATTTCATCAATTTCACTTTTAGCAGGTAATAAGTTTTTTATAGAGTTAATAAAAGAATTATTAAAGATTTTACTATTATCATTAATATATCTATTAACATCAACTACCACACCTTTTAACACATCTTCCCTAAATGTATCTAACTCATCATACGAACCTGAGTATATATTCCGCGGGTCAGCATATTTACTTTCAGCATCCATTCCTGCTATCTGCGATGATATATATTCATCTATCACAGCTGAGGGTGATTTAGATATTTTTATTTTATTCGTTGGTATCCTAGTTGCGGCCAATGTATTTTCTATTTTTTGAACAGATGAATGATATGGAGACAGTGGATTAACAAAAATTTCATCAGGCTTAATAATAATTTTATTATCTGTTATTGTGATTTCTTGATTTGATTTAGGTGCAAATTTATATAAAATTGTTTTAGTTACACTATATTTCAATTTATTTTCTGAATATGGTACAGTACGAGTATAATCTGTATTCATTCTATTATCCATGTTATTTATAACTCGCCTATTATTTGACCCGGATGTATAATTTTCATTTAATTTAAATCTATATGTTAAATCATCTTTATAACTATTTATATTATTTCCAACTACACTGGTTTTATCCATTATATGAAGTCTAAATTTAGATGAACTTAATGTTGAATCCCATAATCTAACTTCTGCAATTGACCCTGAAAAGGTATCACCTATTATCAGATTCCCAGATATAGCTGTATTATTACTACCAGTTATATAACTACCCGTTCCCATGAAATTAAAATTAGCTTGATATGCCAAATCACCTTTACCATCACCTGCATTGGATGCAGTGACTGCAGCAAACCCACCACTTACACTCATTGACACAATTTGATAATTAGTAATGCGTGTATCAAACTTAGTATCTAAACTACCTATATATAATCTATAATCTTGAACACCAGTCCCTGAAACGCTAGCAGTCATACTCTGTAATAAAATATTAGAATAATCATAATCCTTAAATTTAATATACGATGTGGACATTGAAACTGCATTATCGCTTATACTACCAGAACCATATGGTGAATTATTTAACCTAAATTCTACTTTTGCAAAATTATTATAACTTGATGATGGTATTAACCTCAAATCCCATAACCGCTGCGAATCACTTCCACTACTTAACATTAAGGTTTGTGTATTTATTGCATGCTGTCGTCGCCGTAATGGTTGCGGCTTAATTAAAAATTCTATTGCATTTCCTGCAGCCTTAAAGGCATTCCATGGTAATTTTAATGTACCGTGATTGGGTCCAAACATGAGTCCAGATAACCAATCTGGTTTAGTATAAAAAACTCCATCTATTCCCGAACCTTCGACCCCCTCATCAATTGGAATATTAGTTGCGAGTGCATTCCCGTCACCTGCTACAGTTTCCCTAATTTTAATTAAGTCGGGGGGTATTCCGTATGAATTTAATAGGGCACCAATACTATTTTGTGTACCTTTTGTTTTATAAATATAAATCAGATTATTCATCACTCTATTCCAAACATCATCAACTACATGACTCACATTATGCTGTCCATATGTTGCATTTAAAAAATATTCAGATAAACTACTCGAATATGGATTAATGAATTCCCACCCTAAATTATTACCTATAATCGGCAATAAATTATTTGGAACTGAATCAAATTTAGTATATTTTCGCTTATGAATATTTGAAAAATTATCAATATGATTTTTAGTCAAATCAAACTGTTCGCCCCACATATGCACAAAATCTTTTAGTACAGCCGTATCTGCCCCATCTTCAACCCAAGTCGGTAATGTATTATTCAAACTATGTATATTATCAGCATCATAATTTGACGCTGAAGTATATTGTTCATCATACCACGATATCCATTCACTTGAACCAGTGGGATATAATAACGAAAATGGAGGAACTGATTTTGGATTTTTAGTTGTAATAAATATATCAGTTGTAAATGACGATGTTGCTGCCCCCGCCGTATTTGACCCCGAATGATACCTGATATTAAATAATTCACCAGATGGTAATATTGAACCAGACCGTTCAGTAATTGTATCCAAATAGCCATATTGGGAAGAAGTATTATACATAGTTGGATATAATAATTCACCTATTTGCCCACTCGAATCGTATATAGGATATGACCCTGTGATATTTGACCCTGATAATATCTCAAATTGAGATGATGCTGTCCTCCAATCATAAATGTTGGCAACATCACCACCTATATCTCCAGTCTGTGATGGCCTCCAATATGATTGTGATGCAACATATATATGCCTTCTATATTCATTATGCTTTATAGATGGATTTAATATCACATTGCCACCAAATGAACTTGATGGTAATGAATTATATTGATTCATGTTAGTCCACTTCAATCCATCCGAAGTTCCAGTAGCCGATGTTGCTATACCATCTGTTCCTTTTATTAAAAATGATAAATAAATAGGTTTATCAGTATTAAAAAATGGTGCATCTTCCACACGATATTTTTTTGCAAATAAATAAATATCTTGCAATTGGCCCGCGTTTTTAGAAGTATGTTTATAAACTAATTTTATTCCCTCATATTGAGGTAAAATAGTTGTTGGTGAGCGTTCTGAAATCGGGGTGGAATCGATTAAATTTGGTCCTATTCCTGGTGCCGACCCGGTGCTAGTAATTTGATTATCAAAATATAGAAATTTTTCATATGGTGTAAAACCCATTTTAACTTTTGTAATATCATTAAATAAGGTTTTTCGTCTTTCTTCAACATGACTTCCAGTTAATGCTAATGATGATGAAATTCCTCGTAAGTGATTTTCTATCGTTACAACTTTGGCTTTAAAATTGCTCAATTTTGATGCTGCAGAACCAAAAAATACATGATTTTTGAAATTGGAAAAATCTATATTTAAATTTTTATATTCATTGGCATTTTCTAATGCGATTTCATCAAATGTCTCCTGATTAATTGATGCACTGGCATTCAGTTGTAATTGATTTTGATATGTATCTGTTATAGTATCATTATATAATTCAGAATTAAAATCAAAATCAGGTTTTAAACTTTCACCAACCGTCATTGATGAAATATTACTAACATATATTATATTTTCCGTTTGTGAATCTAATAATTTTCGCTCAATATTCACAGCATATAATTCAAAAATATTATCTGGTAATGGTGTATTCAACCGTAAAATTAATGATGGGTGTTCTGGGTCTGTGATTTGGTCAAATGCATAATTGTTTATCGTTATGATTTTTCCTTGCCCAATGTTTAATACATAATTCAACCCATAACAATTTGGTGCACCATCTGTTCCACAATCATCTTCTAAAGAACCCAAAATATTAACTAATTCACTCATAAACATATCATCAAAATATAAATTAGTATTATCACCATATCTACCATATAAACGAATTTCTTTACGCGATGCTGATATTTGTTTTATATAAAAATTAGGGTCACCCATATAAACATCATCAATAAAAGTTACTAAATCCATATATTCATCTGCATCACCCTGTGATATGTTACCAGTTGTAACTAAATCATCAATATCACTTTCTATTAAAGATGCATCCTCGTTGATAGGGATATTTATATCAAACCCAGTGCTTGCAGTATAAATTGTAAAATTATTATACCAATCGTCAAAGAAATTCCTTAAAAAATCAAATTTTAATTGATAATTACCACCTGCAGTTTGGTTTTCAGATAAAATTTCATTAGGTTTAAAATATATACTTTCGCCACTTCTATAAATATTTACCTGCGGAGATGAACCGTCAACGGGTGTTGGATAAGTATTATTGTAGTCAATACATTCTATTTGTGAAAATATTAGAGATGAATTTTGTAAAATAGTAGTTGTCCAATTCCCATCATTTAAACTAAAAGTAGCTACTGTGGTACCTGCAGGTATCTCTGTTGTTGAATTTACCCCTGTCGCGAAGTATGCATCATGCCCCAAATATTGACAAAATGCTTGAGCAGTCTCAGGGTTACCCCCTTGAAGCGCAACCGAATCACCATCTTGAGGTGGTATTAAATCATCTGATGAAACTAACCCGTGTTCATATAGCATATGAGTATCAGGGTTAGGATATGGAATTACTTCCTGTGCATCAGGTGGAATAGTATATTCAATATAATCACCATTAAAATCGATATTTGTTTGGTATTCGTACCCTACAACCCAAGTTTCACTGTCATCAAATACAGCCACCCTAACATAATCACCTAACAATTCATCAAAAATATATGTAGTTTGACCAGATGAAATTAAATCTAATTGATTTGGAACAAATTCAGATACTGTTTCACCCATTATAATGCTCTATTCTTTTTATCTTTTTTTGGTACATCTATTGGACCTCTCCTTGTAGCAGGCTGACCTGTAATTAATTTTTCCACATGAAAATCACCAACCACGATACCTTTATTACCACTACCACTTGAATCTCGTATCACACGCGTATCAAACTCACCACAGTTGAGCTCTAAAATACATTCAGATTTTATGTTTTCATCTATCATATCATTTATAAATATATTACCAACCGAACTTTCCCTTGGAAATTGATTATATATGCCATCCCAAAAATCAAACGGGCCGATGTCAGTATGTGGATAGAATGTGTACAATTTTTCTTTCGATGGGTCTAATATATTAGTATAATAATTTTCAATCTGTAATAAAGCTCCTATATCATATCTCCCTGTATTGAATACCCTAACCTGTTCAATATCTATTTTATTAATAAAATCACCTAATTCATCATTATTGATTGCCCGCTGGGCTAAAGATTGTTCAATTAGCTCCGTTCCATCAAAAACATCGGACTGTAAAATATTTTCAATTGATTTCATATATTTACTATTCGGTGTAAATCCATTAATAATTGGTGTACTACCTGGATATGGCCATGGTAAATAAACAAAATCTGGTCCACCTATATCCTGAAAATCCTCAATATAAATTTCATCTGTATTTAAATTTAGCTTAATAGTAACTATTTTTTCACGATTAAATTGCCCAATATCACCATCGGCAACTAATAAATCTATTTCTGCAAAAATAGCTTTTACTATTTTAACACCAGATGAAGAATATTGTTGTGAAAAATAATTAATATTATTATTACTATCTCGTAAAAATTGGTATGTATATAAATCACTTGCACCAATCAATTCACTATTTAAACTAATTTCCCCATTAGTTTTTTTACTTAAATATTCAGTTTTTATAGATTCTGCATCCAAATTTACACCATCCCATGCCACAATCATAAATACAAAATCTTTATTATTATTACGAAATGGTTCATAATTTTCAATAATATCATTGGATGTTATCAATTGTGCAGCATAATCATCTGTAATATCAAATGATATATTTACAATATTTGGTGCAGATGTATATAAATAATCTACATCATTAATGTTATAATATTTATTTAGAAATTTAATATTAGTGTCAGTTGTTCCTATATATGCATGTGATATTGGTCGAATTATATCATGTTCCAGTGTTCTATTTGGGTATGCATAAAAGACTATGTTACCCTCAACATCGTCCTCTACAAAATAATCTGCAGCTGCATTAAAGTCGTCTGTCCAATAAGATTGAATTACATCAAGATTAAATCCACCATCAGTTACATTACCGGTACCACCACTCATGGTTACTACAATATCGGTATAAATAGTACTCCATGCAGCTGCATACATATCGACCCAAAGGTCCCTATTGATTGGGCACTGCCCTTTTGGTGCATAACCTACAACACCTGGATGGATTGCAAGAACCGATGCATCCGGGTCCATATTATAACATTCTACTATTGGAGCTAAAATTTCAGATTCATCTTGCTCAGCGAATGCATAAAAACTAATCCCTAAGGATTGAATATCCTCAGTGACTACTGATGGATAATGTTGTTCATCTCCACCTTCTTCAAATATTGGGATGCACCCAATTGAATTTTCACCAATACATTCTACTGGCTCGTCACCATCTAAACTAATAACAAATGCGCGGCGACCATTCGCATCTAATATAAATTCATAAACTGGTTTTGGAAATACCTCATAATTTATTTCATCTTCTGCAAACATAAACTCATTTTGTTCTTCTGTTAGTGCATAAAAGCTCAATCCTAAACTTTTATATGCACCACATGCATCGGGATTATCCGTACAATCATCACCCGTTGGGTGTGCCCAATAAAAATCATCAGTACAATTTATCGGAGCGGATATAGTGCCCTTGGGGTATCCAAACCATGGTAACTGTCCAGGCCACCCCTCTAACCCTGTATCATCATCATAACAAGTAAATGGTCGATTAACTGGCCAAGAATCATCCACTTGAAAATTTTCATATAACCAACTACTTGGTGCATTTAAACCTAAAGTTAACCCACGCTCATAAATATTAACAGTATGAAATTTTACTAAATACTGAAAGGGACTGAGATGACTAAAAAATCTTGGTAACATCCAGCTATAAACTGGTTCATTTGGTACATTAGATAAATTAATAGGTGCTATCTGCGTACCAGTAGTAGATTCTGCCCCACCAAAATCAATATTTGGAGTCATAGTAGTTGATAAATCATCTATGGATTCAATTGAATCAAGGCCAGTCATTTCACCCCACTCAGAATGGTTAGACGAATAAAAGTATTGACCATAGTCATTTACAGATGGTTCAGTTTGTAAAATTATATATGTAAATTCTGGTAAATTTACTGGGTATCTACATGAACCATCATCATAGCATGTATATGGTGAGTCAATTTCAATAGTAATAGTTTCAATGTTAGAGTTCGTTTCACACTCATCTTCACACACATCCCTTGAAAGCATACACTGCCCATGTGGTGTTTCATCTGGACCAAATATACAGTCCCAATATACAACTTCACAATTGTCCATACATAATTCTAAATCAAAATTGTTTGGTTCTGTTAATATTATTGTTTCTTCACATAATATATTATAATTCATTGCATTTATATCTGTGCATGTATATATTATATAATCATCAGAATACATACAGCAGCAATTATCAACAATTATACCATTCTGCAAGCACTCATCTGAGTGTGTATCATTGGTACATGCATTAATATTATTTAAATCATAATTTGTTGCATTTGGGTCTGTGCAACCTGTACAAGACATATTCCACAAATCACACCCTGCAAATGCCGTTCCGTTATTACATGGGTCACACACCCCACACACATCCATTTCAGCAGACCCACCACATTCACCAAAACAATCATATCCAGCTGGACAATCACAATTGCAATCATCATATTCAAAACAGCTTCCCCCACAAACCCCACAATCATCCGATGGCAATTCAAGAGGGCTACACCCACCGTTACAGTTTAAGTCATATATGCAATAATTATCTGCATTATTTAGTTCACACTGATAATGCAAATAAAAATCAGGTGGGCCGTTTATATCAATTTCAGGTACAGTGACTGGCCCACTATAATATGGATATTCACAACATGATATATCGATGCACTTTCCATTCACACTACATGCAGCAAATTCCATCCCTAAATCATAGCAATCATTATCGTGCCCACATGATACAGATGGTTCATCACCGTTACAATCCAAAGTAAATGATGTACTCGAATTGCATGCACAGTATGAATCTGTCCCATAAACTGCATTGTCACATAAACCAAATGGGTGTAATGATTGGGTACTATTAATACCAGTATCTAAACACCCCCCTATAATTTCTACACAGGCGCCGTTATTACACTCCTGTCCAGCTGGACACGAAATATTATCACATGGGTCAACATCTGGTGCAATGTAACAATCAACAAAATCCCATGCGCCATCTGGGCAACCACACGACATATCAGTACCAACGCATGATTGAGTTTGACCTTGAAATGTAGAACAGGTTCCTGCACAACTTCTGTTATTTGTATAATCGTTTATTGACATAGTTTAATTCTCATATTAATATGGTTTTTCATATTCATCTTCACCTAATTTAGGGTATATTTTAAAATCATTTGCATATGGTTCACCAGTTTCATGGTCAAACATAACTTTATAATCAGTAATTAACTGCCCAAATATATTCCGACCACCAATATCAATTAATTGGTTATTATCATCAATTTCAGAAAAAGTCATATCAATATTTAAATTATTATTTACAATTTTTTCATTTGTTATACTAGCATATGGGTCGTATTCATTCCAATCGATGCCAGGATAACCCCACGGGAATAATGGGCTTGAATTAAAAGTTTGCAAACGATTTTCAGAAAACCTACCTAAAAAATCTATTTTAGGTAATACTGGATAATAAAAATTTTGATAATAATTTATATATTCTGTGGATTGTTGCTCCCCAACATTCTCTGTTATTATTTTTGGTGTCCAGTTTTGATTTGACGATAAATCACCAGTTAATAATGAATAATCATCAAAATACAGCTCTTGTATAGAACCAAGTTCATCCTCTGTATAAATATTAAAATAATAACTAAAATCAAATCTAATACTAACATTAGATGCTATAGTTATTCGCCACCCATCATCATTATTAACAGATGGGTATTCACTCAATTCAGTAAAATATTCACCCGTTGGAGTATATAAAATAAAATCTACCATATGTGTATATTCAAGTAATGCTGAAAAAATATCATTAACCGTCACACCAGTTTCTGGTAAATCACTAAACATCAATGTATAACTACCCGAACCGATAATCGTTTGTCCAATATTATATGCTACAATCCCCTCCCGTCCTGTAAAAATGTTAGTATCTTTTGGTATAATGTTTTTCCAATATCTCGAATGACCCGGATTCCCTGGGTGATTTAGCATTGGAACTGTGTCTGCACTAAGGACTGTATCCTTTGTCGGGTCAAATTGCGTGTCCCAATCATTTTTTATCCATGGTCCCCAATTTTCAAATTCAATATCCGTTGGTTTAGGTTTGATTGCATCAATATATCCATAATGCTCATTAGTAAAGTTTACTATATCAACTATTGCTTTCAGTGCAGCCGGGTCATTATCTTCGGTATTTCCAAATCGTCTATACTCTCTACTGAATTCCATCTGCACTGCATCTACAAATTTATCTGGGTTAGTCACTATTTCTGACGGTGCATCGCGTGTTACCCATGCAGTGCCAGTAGGTTGGTTTCCGGCTGTGAATGAATGATTGAATGTTGGTCCAAATCCATCGTTATCATGATTAATACAAGTGGATGTATCTATTTCATCCTGTGAAGTTGGACACCCAGCACCAACACCATTATCAATTAATGCATCATATATGTAACGCAATAATTCTTGTGTTCCAAATGTAGTTTTAATTGATGGTGCATATTTACTTACATCATCAAATACATTATATTGCGGATATTGTAATTCAGGAGACTCCACTTCTTCCCATTCACCCTCATCTGTTAAAAATGGTCCAGGTGTATTTTTTGGGCCAGTTAACCCTAAATCAACGGCAAAGTATCTCCAATTTGCAGCACCATGTAAATCAATTACTAATTTAATATTAGGGTGAGTTTCCAGATAGTCTAATACTGCTCGCTTCATTGGCATCATCTTCCCCTTTATAGGCTCAAATGCAGGAGTATCAGTTGGGTCTGGAACATAATGATAAAAATTAGGGTCATCAGTTCTATATTTAGCATATATAACAGGACACCCGAAAAAATCATGCATCTTTCTACCAATTGAACCTGTATATAAATCACTCGAATGAGTTGAATCTATTGATGGTCTATAGCTTCGCTGATTATGTGCAGCTGTGAATAATACAGCTTGCGTTATTGATGCATCATTGATTCCATACGATTGTTCAAATGGTGTATTTATAAACCCAAGCATATCCCATATATTATATTTACCAGAATTAAAATATCTAATTTGTCCAATATCCAATTCTCCAGGGAATTCTCCTAAAATACCTTGGTCATTAAATCTACCATTATGTATTAAATTATTAGATGTTGCACTCTCAGTTGGTGCACCTGAAGCATCAGATAAATCATAAGTAGGCCCCATATAATCATCTAAAAATGGTAATGATGGTGCACTCGAACCTGATACTCTATTTTCAATATTTACTAATGCGCCACCCGTTTCTAACCTATCAAATTCATACGCAAAATGTAAATCAATTGGTTGGTCTAAGCCCGGCATTAATCCCAATTGTCGTTTTATTGTCTTATAATAAATACTATTTTTAGATATACCACCAATAATAGGTTCAAATGCATTAACATCAATGAAAGGTGAGGTATATAAATTGTTTTCATATAAATTTATGCGTGTAGTGAATTTAAAGCTTTCTAAAACACCTTGTTTATGCCGCGACCCTTCGATTAATATCCCACCAACAATAAACATCAAACCCGTAATTTCATATACCCCAGGTTTTTCATACTTATGTTTTATTATAGTATCAGATTTTAATTCGAGTGGTTTGTCTGCATATTCTGGTATAGCAGTAACTGAATCGCCCCAATCTATTACTCCAATATATGCCTGTGTAAAATATGATGTAGTCCAATCTGAATCCATTTTACATACAATTCCATCTCTATTTATATAATCAAAATTAACATGTGGTCTATCATTAAAAATATCATAAACATTAACATCAGGTGTTTCTCCCGTTAAATCGGTTGGTACATAATTACAATAATATCCATAATACACCCCAAACGACCCACATGGCTCGCCAATAGTATAATCACCTGGATACCCACCATAATGGAATATACAACAATCACTTGGAGTCACATTTTGACCCTCGATTCCAAATGAACTCCCATCGGGTGTGTTACAATCGGATGCTTTTGTGCAATGTGCGTCGGAAACTAAAATGTGACCTGAATCCCCAACACCACCACAAGAAACCTCGTTTAAATTTTCTGAAAGTTCACTGGAACGCCTAAAATATGCATATAGTTGTACTTCACCCGGTGCTGAATTTATATCATATTCATCTGGCTGTATAAGTTCATCAAAATAATTATATACAGTTTGATTAACATTTTTATTTAAACTCCGGACAGTTCTTGCATCAATATCAGGAGATAAATCAGATTGAATTAATGATTTCCATGGTGTAATAATTTTACCAGATTGTGATTGCAACATACCAATATCGTCTAAGTCAAATTCAGTACCAGAATAAAAATCTTCGGGATTATCATAAGATAATGATATTTCATTTATCTTTTGCACCCACGGTACATTGAAATTATCATCGATATAATAAAAAGTTCCCAGCTGCGGTCGTCTATCGACATCATAATTTGTCATTGAAGCTCGCGTTTGATATAATGGAATAGCAATGGGGTCATAATTGCCATACAACCAAATACCTTGATATGGTAAATATGATAAGCTAACGGACTGTGCAGTTTCAATTATATTTTCTATTATAAATATTTTTTGATGTGACCCAATAATACCATTATTATCAGTTGCAGTTATTTTTACAAAATATGTGTACGGTAAAGGGTCAGATTGTATAGTAAATTCTTTAAAATACCCATTCTGCTCAAAATCTAATATTTCTGTCTCCGAATCGAATGTCCTATTGACAGTCATTAACCCACTCGGTCCAGTTTGGTCATCACTTGTCTTTCTATCAATTTCTAAAAGATATTCAACTATATATCCACCATCAGATGGTGCAGACCATGCACCAGTAGGACTGTCACCGAGTGGTGTAAATGTGAATTGATGTTGTGACAAACCAAAAGTTAAAGTGGATTCAATTAAAATATCACCAGATGGTGCACACGATGAACTATCTCCATTACAAATACCACAATCATCAATTAAATTTGCATTACAACATTCTCCGTTATTATCGATTGATGCATCACCACCACAGACTCCAGCACAATCGTCTATATACCCATCACAATTGCATGCCCCGTCTGCCATTGGCGTGTTGCACCCACATTCTAATTCTTCTGCGTCTCCACCACATTCACCTAAACAATCGATTTCTACTATACAATCACCATCGCAATTGAAAAAATCTGTTGCATATACACAGCTACCATCATTTTCTTGAGCCTCTGAATCGTAATTACATGCTTCTATATCTGTACAACCTTCAATAAGACATGTAAAACACTCACATAAACCAGTCATCGATGATGCATTACACCCACTTGATACACATTCCCCACACCCACCTTCAGCTGCACAAATATTTTCACAATCGCTATCCGTCAAGCATTCACAATCAGGTAAATCAATATATTGACATGTACCATCATCTATTGTTGCATCCTGGTCATAATTTAGTGCGTCCGCATCCGTACACCCTGAGCATGATAAATTATCTCCACCGCATATATTACATTCATCTAATACATTTCCAGCACAATCACATGTACCTTCAGGTATTTCAGAACATCCACATTCATATATAGCACCCGGACCATCACATACACCACAAGCATCATATACACTATTTCCGTCACATACACCTGCACAATCTAATTCAGCAGTACCACCACATACACCATTACAATCTTCTCCGATTACACAATTACCATCACAATCGTAATTCACATCTGGATATTCGCACATGGGTTGGCTGTGTGTAGTACAGTCACCACAGTAATTGCATGATGATGGGTCCATACAACCCACTATGCTTTGTGCAACATACCCAGGGTTCCCACCATCAATACTTGCTTGCCAACACGCCGTGTTACCACCGTTAGTATATGAACTACCATTTTTGCAATCTTCTGTACAATCAGGATTTAAATTAAAATCTTCATCACAGAATATTTTATATTCAACTGAGCTACCAAGATTATCAGTTTCTGGATATGTCTCATCGACATTTAAAAATGGGGCGTTACTCGTACCACCATTCCACCTAGCCACTACATTACCATAAGTTGCTCGTAATTGAATTAATCTACCATTACAACATATAGTACGATTAGGTGTCCCACCGTATGGGTAACATTGTTGTGTATCCACTAAACATGGATTATCTTGACCGCTCCAACTAATATCAAATTCATCAATTGGATGTTTACGCGTAAATAAAATAACTTCATTTGGTGCTATATGAACTCCATTTGGAATTATATAATTATCATCACTACTCACAGGGTTAACGCCATCCCATTCAAACCCAGATATATCAAAGGTTATACTTGGATGATTATTATATAATTCAAAATATTCTCGTTCCCCACCACCTGGTGGATTATACATAATTTCTGATATAAATAAATCAGCAGGGGAAGTATTAAGTTTAGGTTCATTTGATAATCCAGGAGTTGGGCCACCACCACCCCTCCTCCAATTTGTACCACAATTATTATCCAAACTATGGTTAACTAATACTATTGATGTATCGTCATTATACACATTAGATGGCCACTCTGTTCCTATTCCTGAACAAGTATTATTTTCACTGCCCTCGTTACCAGCTACTTGATAACGAACCTCATTTATTATATCACCTACGGCAGTTTTTAGCCGGATTGTCATTGGAGTAGTGTTATTTAAGTTACCCGTAATTTCAAATAAATTTTGATTAACAGATAACCCATTGACACCATCATATACTGAGCTATTATTAGCAAAAACCACACGGCCACCAGATGAAATTTGAGTACCAACTGGGATTGATTCCAACCTCACAAATTCAGAAGAAGCACCCTGAGTGGTTATGGATACACATGATAAATTTAAATCTTGAGTTGAATTATTATATATTTCAAAAAATTCAGCATCGTTACCATCAACTGGATAATAATGAATTTCATCAATGATAATTTCACCGGCACTAAAAACCTGATATTCACAATTATCAATATGTTGTGTTGCTTCAGGGTTATAGTTTATTGCACACTCGTCTGTGCACCCAAGTATTTCACTACCGTCTAAATCTTCACAATTATACCAATGTTCCCCAAGTGTACTGCAACTCGGATAACAACCTTCTAAAGATTGTTCTTCGGTCCAACTCAAATCTAAATCTTCATCAAAGCAACATTGTATTGTAGTGCTATAGTCACACCCACCATCGTCATCGGTTGCTAATGCATCAAAATTACATGCTTGGGGGTCTGTGCACCCAAATATAATACCAGAATCCGGAGTCCCATGTTCGCTAGTACTTACTTGCCAATTACTACCTATATTAATATCTGTATTCCATAATAAATAATCAGGTTTGAGTTCAATACTGTTTCCACCATGACTTCCATATGGACAACTTGATATTGTTGGCCAACCATACGAATCAACTTCAATACCATCATCACAACCCGTATGGTATCGTACAACATTAACTGTACATCCATCTGCATTTCCACAATTGTTGTCATCGCGACCCATATTTGTGCATTCAGGTGGAACATCATATACACATTGAGTATGAAAATCACAATAAGTCGTCCAATTGCCATCTACACATGTTTCTTCGGTAGCACTATCATCAGTATCACAAAAATATTCGACTGATTGTGCGGCACAGGTTTCAGAAACACCCACTGAATTTTGATATTCTGGGGCAGGTATGCATACTGGATTTTGCCAACAATTATTGCGTATCCGTATAGTCATTGGAGAATATCTATTTAAATTATAACTGTCTCCGTCTTGCCATTCAAATAAATTTACACCAAGTGTTAAGTCTGGTTCGCTCTCATAAGTTGTGGCATTATTAGCAATTACAATCCTATAACCCTCTTGTATATATGTACCGTCTGGAAACTCGAATCTATTCCATTCTTTACCTGAGACATTAATCCCACACCCAAGACCATCAATTGCATCAGTACCTTCAAAAGTCATTTTAAATCCAGAGATGTTACCATCCCAGCCTTCATAAAACGGTGAACCGAAAGGTCTATATATTTCTACAAACTGATAATCAGAATAAGTACCAACAGACGATGGGATAGAATAATGTATTTCCGATACCATTAACTCCGGGTAATAATCGCCGGCACCATCTTTTGGGTCGTCTTTACACTGCGACCTCGTATTAAAAGTAGGTATATATTTTTGATTTATAGCCACTTAACCCCCCTAAGCTGGTTTAAAGCCTTTAGCCCGTAATAAATCACTCTTTGAAATAAATTCAACTTTACATTTATTACCATAACCCGAAAAATGAGTATATGCACCGATATAACTCCAATACGGTAGTGTTTCTGGTGAATCAGAACATGATGACCCATTCCACCCATTAAAACTACATTGAAATTCCCAATATTGGACAAGATTTGCTGGGTCTAACATATATTCTGTTGGTTCAACACCAAGAGGGACAACATGATTCATCCAATATTCAGGATACCATTTCAGTTTTGTAGCTCCGTTGGGTCCAAATGAATCTTCATAATATGGCCCACCTGTTTCTTCATCTGCATCATCAAATGTATAATCCTCATCTGTATCTGGATTATATGTAGCTACAATATAAAACCACTCGTTAAAATCAATAGGTATCCGTTGGTGTGTTAATAATCTATTTGGGTAATTTGTTTTAGTTATAATACTTTCGGGTCGTGTATCGTGTTTTGACATAATAAAACCACCTCTACCTTTCGACATACCTACATGCGAATCCCGTAATGTACCATCAGCCTCACGCACCACTGTCCGTATAAATCGCTCAGTATCATTATTTAAAAAAAATGTATGTTTTGAATCAAACCATTGGTCCTCTATGGCAACACAAATCCCACCAACATCAGCACACTCAGAACTGTCCCCAGCAACATCGCATTGAACAGTTAAATCCCCTTCACAGTGACCATCACCTTCCGATTTAGAAGCTATATATGTTTCCCATGTATGAGCAATTGGTTGTTGTAAAAACGAACTTGTAATTAGATTATAGTAACTATCCATACAATTAAAAGCTGTATATATTTCTTCATCAGTACAACCCATCAATTCAAATGGCCGAATAATACTATCTTTATGTAATACAAATGTGTCTAACATAAACCCATATGGATTTTCATCGCGCAGTGGAGCACCTAAATTAAACAATGTACCTTCACCAACTCTATCTAAAAACCTAACCCACATTGCAACAGTAAACCCATCTCGCTGCCACTTTGGATTAGCAGGGTCACTACCAATTAATCCTATATCTTCACCTTCTTGGCTCCTAATAATAATAGACTGATTTAAATTTCTTATTTTCAGATACCCAGGTGAGCTGTTTTCATATTCTGGTCTTTCATCATTTGAATCGTCTGGTTCAAAATCTAAATCTTGTAAATATTGAGTTAAATCATCTCTCAACCACTCCATTGTTTTATTTTGATTTTGTTGGTCTGCATGCTCTTCTAACCGTGTAATGTCACCACCTACTTTATCGCTCGACACACTATCTAAATCATATTCAAGGGAATCAGTTTCACTAAGCAACCCTTCTATGGCGTCATTAAAATTTGGTATATCTGGCTGTTTTAACTTTTGATAATCAGCAAAAAACTTATTTATTTGTTTTTGTCGCGAAGATTGTTGCGGTAATAATTCATAAACAGTTGTGTCCAAAGTTTGTTTAGCTAAATCAGAATCAATAACAGTTAATGAATTACCTGATGCAATAAATTGACTGAGTGAATATATAGCTTCAGCAACCGGAACCTCAAATTGTGTACAATTATTAGTTTGATTTTGCTCTTGATAATTAAATCTTATACTTGGACCATAACCACCTTCAATAGTATCACCTGCAATAAAAAATAATATTGAACTATCGAATGGAGTATATTGTGGTGGAATCCATGTCCCATATACATCATTTTCACCTGTCCCCTCAATTTTATGGCATGGCATTGCCGATTCAATAAAATCTGTAAATGTTGACTCTTTTATATCTTGAAAATCTTCTGCATAAATTACGATTTTGTTGGCACCGTTACGACCAGACTGAATTTGCCCAGTTTGTTTATTAACTACTCGCTGTAAATCAGCTACATCATTTAATTGGTTTTCATTTAATAATATATCTATAACAGCTGTAACAATTTGTTGTTTTAAAGTAGCACGATTTACCGAATCGCTTGAATATACAAATGTTGCCATAAATTACCTCTTTACTTTAAATTCAAAATTATTATCATAAATCACCTCTTGTCCATCATTATGTTTTAACTTGAATATTATTTTATACATTCTATCTGGTGCAAATCCATTCATCCACTGAATGAAATAATTGGATGTTGGGTCACAACTCATCGAAGTATATGCACTAAATGGGACTATCGTTTCACCTGTTGCCATATCTAATATAGAATATGAACCACTACCTTTACCTATAAATGAACCCGTTACTGTTTGTACAGAAGTTGAAAATGTTTTTTGAATATATCGTTGTCTTGTACCCACTCTAAATTTTACTTTTTCATTTTCCTTATATGATTCCCGTAGTCCTTTCATATATACATAATTATCAACATCACCACTTAAATCTAAACGCTGTAAACTTCCTGATGTACTATTTTGGTTCCATTTACTGCTACTTTCAAAAGTATGGTCGTCCCACTTAACTTCTAGCTTTGGTGCATAAATCGTATTAGATTGTACTGAAAAGAATTTTAACTTACCATATGCCGAATTATCAGTTTCTTGACTCCCACTAAATTTTAACAATAACCCATGATTTGCAAGTTTAGTAGTGATGGATGGTGCCCCTAACCAATTATTCATCACAGTTGTTATATCCATATTAATATCGGGTGACTCGTATGAAAATGATTGCGATGATTCATAACTACTACCAGTAAAATATGAACCACCATGATTTGGTAGTCCGTTGCTGTGGCTCCAACTAACTGCAGTTGCTCCCAGATAATGGTTTCTATTAGTCCAACTAACCCCATTAGTTACTTTTGGATTATCACCAAATTCACCTACACCCTCGTCCCAAGATTGTGACAGTGGGTGTGCAGTCAATGTATATGTTTGAGATATACCCGAATTACCTTCTGATTCGTATAACTTTAAATAATATCGTGGATTTGTTATCTTACCCTGTACCAACGATTGCGATAATTCACTTAAATCAAAATAAATTAATGCACGAGTTTGGTGGTCAAATGAAGTATTATAATAATGTTTTTTAATTTCCAATATCTGGTCATACCCAAAATTTTGGTCTTTTTCTGATATACCAGTTGTTTCAATGTTTGAACCACTTGATATCCAAGAATCTTTTGTAGCGTAAATAAAATGATGCATTATCGTACAATTCCTTTCACATTTGTATTGGGATTTTTTAACTCAAATATAGCTGGCTCAACTGATGGTAATATTGTCCCATCACCAACCGAAGTAGTATTACCATAAAATTGACTAAAATTATAATTATACCCATACCCAGAACTCAGATTATCAATTACTTCTCCAGGTGGAATTCCAGTTAAACTATATAATGGTGTTGCTAATAAATTAGTATAATTTGTCTCTGCACCACCTTGTGTTAATATAACCTGATTTACGGCGCGCACACCATCGACACCCATTAATTCATACTCTAAATCACTGGTATAAATTGCTTGTTTATATTCCATCTTTTCAATTGCAAAATGATTTATTATTTTATCTATGCACCGCATTTTAACTTCGGACTTATTTTGATTTCTATTTGCAACAACATCAAATACTACACCAAAGTTAATTATATATCCATTCTTTATAACAACATCATCTGTAATCATTCTATATTGAGATAAATAATTTTTAATGTTTTGCATTAATATATTGGGTGCATATGTTAAATTTTTATTTTTATCATAACACATAACATATACAGAAATATTACCGGTAGCATCAGATACATCAGCTGCCTGCGCATGTAAATTATCTACTGCAGTAGATAAATTTGAGGTCATTTGTGTTATATCACTTATACCAAATTGATTTCCAGGTGCAGCTAAGTTCGCATACCCTGTAATTAATGTATTAACAATATTCTCTGGTGATTCCCCTATTTCATTTAATCCCGCAACATTCATAAGTGGTTGAATTAGAGTATTAATTGAAGTTTCTAATTGTGCTGTATCAAGTGAATAACTTAAATCTGCAATACCAGTCCGCTCAACAAATACTTTAGCTATATTACCAAATTTAGCAGGCATATTTAAAACTCTTGCCGTATAATCTTCTTTCGTAACACAACGATTTTGCGTTTCAAAGAAAGCTTTTGCTCTATGTCGTATTTCTTCTACGGTTTCACCACTCGACCCACCTCGCGCTGGTATATCATTTGATATTGCAAATGCTCGGTCTGATGGTGTTATACCACCATTTAATACAGATATACCTTCATAACTATTCAAATCATCTTGCGGAACATTAGCATCTAACCCACCACCTATTCTGTAAGTTACTGTTAATGTAGTATTAGATGGTGTTTCACCTAAAGATGAATATACTGAACCTAAGGTTGGTGAAATAGCTTTTTGCCATTCAGCAGTTTCACCAGGTAATACTATACCTGCATTATTTGCATTATAATACCCAGTTTCAAGCGAACCAGTCGTCCCAACTCGTAATAACCCATTACCAAATATTAAACTCGTTGTATCATCTTCATTAATTTCAGTTGTAAATCGCTTTGATGTTTTTAAATATTTTAATACATATGGAACAGGAACATTATTAATATCAGTTGTAGGAGATAAATCATTATATGCAGATGACCTCAAAGATGTTTCATCGTAAACCCCATTAATCCAATCATCTGTATAATGTATATCTTTAATAATCTTGTCTTGTGCTAAATAATCCACTTGAAACCACATATTATTCCCACTGTCTTTAATATCTATAATCTCAACCACATTAGTTTCTGGTAAAGTTAGTTTTAAATATTGTTTTGGTGAACCAACCGTAAATGTAGTTTCCTTTGTTTCACCCGATATTGCACGCACCTGTCTTGAAATTTTATATTCAGTCACTACACCATTTTCATCAAATGAATATGGTTCTGGTATTACATCTGCTGAGCTACTTACTGTAAAATCAATCATATCTAGCGTTTCAAATACAATAGATGGGTTTTCACTTGAGCGAACCTTTAAACCCTTATTAATAACCATTGCAGAATTTTCATATGCCGGTAAAATATTATTAATATCACCAGTAGTAACAGGGACAGTTTGTGTAGCAACCATTGTAGTAAATGCAGGTGTTATGGGATTAACTTTATACCCTAGCATATTCGCAATATTAATCATATTACGGCGCTCTTCAGCCAATGGTAACATCATTTCTTTATATTGTTGGTCGATGTAAAACGACAACACATCTCCAACATATGCAGCCATCTCAATTAACATCATTCCAGGTGATGTCTCATTAAAATCTTTATATGAATTTGGAAAATATGATTTAGCATATTCCATAAGAGTATGTTTAATATTATCAAAATCTTTATTTAAATAATTTATATTTGTTGTCTTTAAATCTTGCTGATTATATGCCATTGATTTGCTCCTAAATAATTACATTAACCGATTCAAGTGTGCTAGGGTCGCGTGTAATATTAAATACCACATGTATATTTAAAGTGTTTTTGCCTACCCCACTCAATTCATCGAGTTCTATATTTAAATCTTTAATTTCAACAAATGGTAACCAGGTACCAATTGTATTCATAATTTCATTCTGTATTGCAAGCATAGTTTCATCTGTAAAAACCTCGAATAAATATTTATCGAGATTAGTACCTAAATTAGGTTGCATTATTCGCTCCCCCTTTTTAGTTCTCAATAAATTCCGTATATTATTTTTCACTGCATCAATCGTAAATGAAGTTGACGCAAAATACCCTTCGGGTCCAGTTGATTTTCTAAATGGTAAATCTATACCAATATATGTATTATCATTTCTATCATCTATGAATACCTTTTTACTATGTTCAATAATCGGCATATTATTTATCCACCACTTTCATCAATTTCACTTTAGTTTTAGTTTCATTTGTTTCACCATTTGGTGTATTACTACCTATATACGCGTATCCCAATGAATCAGTCCTAATACCCTGACCACCTATTTTCTTCAAATCCAATGCTGGTATTTTTATTCCCTTTTGCCCACCAATTAATGGTGCAGGCCCTGAAGGTGAAATATATGTAACTTGTGGTGAAATATCGGCTGATGATGGTCCTGCAGTACTCAATTTTTCTATCTCAACCATTGCTTTCATTTCCGTGATAGTGAATGTTTGAGCTTGCACCCATTTTACTATTGCATCACTCATACCAGTTGCCATCTGTTTAGCTTTTTTTTGTTGGAAATCCGTCAACTCCATACTTTCTGCACCATTATCTGATAAATTATCTAATATCACCTGCTCTAAATCTAATTTTAGGCTCATTATGCTGTCCCAGCCTTTAATTTAGTTTTTTTATAAGATTGTTCCAATACAGAACTATAATCTCGTGTCATAAAATCAGGAACATTAGATTGTGCAACATCTGCATTCTCATAAATAATATTACCGTCATCGTGCATAATATCACTACTAAAGCTTTCCAAATCTGTCTCAGAATTAGCCGTTTCATTTAATATATCATTCAATACTGGATTATTTGAAAACTGCTTTTTGCCAACCGCGGTTGGTTTCCGTTCGTTTTCTTGTCCCCGTGTATTTGCCACAACAGTCGGCTGTTTCATTTCAGTAATAACCTCATTGATTGCCATTGCAACCTCTTCTCTTACTATTTGTCTTATATGTAATTTTAACTTATCTGATTTCATATTATAAAACTCCTATGCTTTTTGCCCATTATCTTCAATGTAATGATATTCGCTGAAAAATGCTGGGCTACTTAGCTTATTTTTTAAATTAATTATATTTGCCAACACATCTGGTGCAGGTGGGCCTGATATACCACCCATTGTCCCAGAAACTTTGAATTGCTCTAAAATCTCAACCAATTCCTCCAGTATAACTCTCAACTGTTCACCTAAAACTAATGGCTCAGTTTGAGATTGTGCTTGTTTCCCTAAATAAATATTAGATGATTCAATACTTATAAATTTATTTGTATTTATTGTTAAATTATTTCCGGCACCAATATCAATATTATTGAATGCAGAAAGTGTTATATTATTTTGCCTTGCATTAAAAATAATCCTATCACTTGCAATATAAATTTGATGTTTTTGTATAGACTTACCATCAATTGACCCAAATTTATAATCAAATTTATCTGCGTCAGGTGAACCATTTCCTTCTGCAATTAACCGTGTTGGATGTTCAATTGAATCTGACCCAAGTGTAAACGGTGATAAATTATCCTCTATTGTCCCCTTCGATAATATGGAAATTAATGAACCATCTATTGCAGTTTCAAATGGGACGCGTATATCTCGACCATTAGATATTAATATTAATGGTGATTGTGCTCGTGTTCCAAATCTAATACTACTCCCAAACCTACCTTCAATTACCACATCACCCTGAGTTCTATTGTCAGATGTACTGGTTGAATCTAATTCTGCTTTCACCACCTTTTGTAATCTTGCACTTGGTACATTAATGTGACCTGATAGCATGCGTGCATCTTGATTACTATTTGTTTTCACTTTACCTGCATAATCATTATATCGTGCTTTATGCATCGTGTCCATAGTTACATTCGGGTTATTGATAGTATTTATTGGACCTAAATAATATATAGTATCCCCAATTTCAGTTATCAATACTTGGTCACCGGGATTTGGAACATCTGTTATACCTCTTAGTAATGAGTATGCACGCAACCTATTTAAATCTGAGTCAGATAATAAATAGCCTACATGTGGACTAACTATAACACTATTTAAATCGCGTGCTTCTTCATAAAACCTAGAATCTGCATTTAATACTACATGTTTAACCTCACATGGAATAAACTGAAAAAACTGCTTTTCAACTGATGGTGCTACACCATACTTATATTGCCTGGATGCTTTCAGCTCAGCCATTATGTTACCCTAATATATTTTTTTGCTTGATATTAGATAAGATTGCATCATTTGCATTTACTGAATTAATAGTGTCATTTAACGATACCATTAAATCTTCCTTTTCAGCATCACTTAACCCTATTGTATCGCCAGTAGTTACATTAGATTTTGCAATCATGCGTTGGAGAACCCCAGATAATTTAACTAAATGCTCATCATTTTTAACTGCGACATCCATATACTCCTTTATAATTGGTGCAACAATAATTACCTCATCAATAGATGTCATCATCTTATTCATTTCCTTGATGAGCATATCAATCTGTTGTTTCTTTTTTAATGCATTTTCATATATTTCCCGCGTTAAATCCTGAAAAGTTTTATCATCAAAAATTGTCATATCATTCATTATTAATCTCCTAATAATTACATTTATTCATATATAAATAGTATATTTTCAAAAATGTCCAGGTAAAAAAAAACCTGCATTACGCAGGTTTTTAATTATTATATATTAATATAACTAATTTAGAAAAATTTATTACTCATATCTGATAATTCACCGACTGTACTATATTCTTCAAACTTATTTTTATAATATACCCTCAGTGTATTTACAACATTAGTTATATGTACGGTTTCTACATTTGCCATCTCCCTAATTAAAATATATAAACTTTTTTTATTAAAATTCTCTATTTCATGCGGGCGCTTTAAAATTTCAACTAATGCATATGATATATTCATATCTCGTTGTTTCTTAAACATTGACGGGATATTAGCTTCTAAATGATATACAAACAATGATAAAAACTCAATTAATTTTTCTGATTTTTCGGCAGCTGAAAAATCAGTCTTTTCATTTAATACACTCACATCATCATGTATTTTCATTTTCTTATAATTATTATTATTATGTAATATAAGATAATTCTTAGCAACGACTGAAAAGTAACTAAAAGCTTTTGAACCCTTTGTATGGTCGTATTTATGAATATTCATTACAAGAAATGCAACCACTTCACATTTTATATCCTCAAACCCATAATCAAAATAAGTAAATTTAAAAGTATTTATTATATTTTCAGCTAATTTATCGAATGCTTTATGAATTTCATCCCCATAAATTTTATTTCGTTGTGCATCACTTTCACTTGCATTATATCTAATAATTGCATCCTGCACATCCATCCCAAAATATATTCTACTTTTCTTTTTTCGTTTCTTCGTCATCAACACTCCCATCAAATATTTCATGTAATACTAATTGTATTTGTTTTAATTGCTCAAAGAAAAATCCAGTTTCATCATCTGATTCATAATGTCCAAGACTATCTACTTGTTTCATTTTCACTGTTGCAAAATCTATTATATCAGCAATTTGTACTATAAATCGCTCCATATTCTCTATCCGCCGTATTGATAACCGTAGCATATACCCCATGATTAACAGTAACATACACAGCAATATAAGTATTATTATCATCATCATGCGAACAATTTATCGAATTCTGTTTTCAATCCTTTTAAATCTACATTCTTAGGTTTGAACTTAGGTTTACCAGACTTAATTGTATTTGACTTTTCATTCCCTGAAATTTGTTGTATATAATGTTGTTTCTCAGCCACAGTTGACATCCAATCTGCAAAATGAATTATGTAATGTAATATATTCTGATTATTACTACCAAGTCTGTATAGTTTAGTGTTTGCGTCGTCAAACATACCATCTGCCATCTTTATAGCTTTCCAGACTTCCTGGGATACCTTAATATCGAAATGTTGTAGCAGCCAAAGAGCTCGGTCTGATACTGATAAATTTTCTAATTCTTTTGAGTAAGTATAAAATTCATTTAATTTATTTCGTCGCCACTCATCTGTCTGTACGATATAATATGGTGTAGTTAAATCACCTACTTTTCCTAAATCATGAAACATTGCTGCTAATATAATATCAGCATCTGTACAAGTAACTTCAACATTCATTTTTAAAAATTGTTGTTTAACATCTAATCCTGTATCAATAATTCTTAATACATGGTCTAAGTATCCCCCTGGAAAACAATTATGATATTCTGGTCTGCCTGATGCAGGAGCTTCAATAATTCTTTCCTCAAAGTGATTATGTAATTTCAAAATATTTTCTTTTAAAGTCCCTGAAAAATTATCTTCTATTATTTTCATTAACTTATTCCAATTTTCTAATATTTTTTCTGCTGTCATTTTAATTCCTATTTATTTATTAATTATAATATATAATATAATAATAATATATAATACAATACAAGTATTATTATTTATTAATTACTATAAAAATTGTATAATCATTATTATGATTGATAATAATATTGATATAGCAGTTTTTATAGTAATACCTTCATTTAACATCCAATATGTGATGAATGGAAAAGTGAGCATACCTGTGGCGAACCCCAATAATCTAACAGACCATAAGTTCCCAAATCCCTCATACCCATATTGTGTCGTTAACCAAAAACCATAAGTTATTGGCATACCTAAGATACATATTAACAGGGGGTTATATCGTGGCCATTTCCAGATTAATTGACCATTTAATTGAAACCACACTGCTATCTGTAAAATAAATAACAATGCGAATGTAATCAGCTGATTTTTATTGATATTATACCTCTAATTGTTGTTACAACATAATACATTTTTTGTATGTGAAACAAGCTTTTTTTATTTTAATTTATAATTTATCCTCGAATTATCATAGGACCCATCAGATGGCACTTTAGCTTCTTCTAAATTAACCCATTTAGATATAGTTACTTCAGCTGCGGCATCAGTCAAGTCAAATTCATTCTCATAACGAGCTAATAATTTGGCTATTAATTTATGTCTAACTATATCCTTTGATGTGAACATAGATAAGCCAACACCTCTAATACCAGCAAATCGTCTAATAGAATCATCCAGGCCATTAACACCTCGTTTATCTGTTTGTTCCAAGTCACCGGCAATGATGTACTTAGAATTGAATCCTAAACGAGTTAAAAACATCTTTATTTGAGCAGGTGTAGCATTTTGTGTTTCATCTAATATTACGATTTTATTAGATAATGTTAAACCCCTCATGTATGCCATTGGAATAACTTTTACAATCTCCTCTTGTCTTAATATATCAAGGATATGTTTACCAATAAGTTGTTCCATATTATAATAAAAAGACATCATAAATGGTTCTGTTTTTTCTTCTACATTACCAGGTAAAAAACCAAGTTTTTCACCATCAGCCTCAACCAAAGGTTTGACAATAATAATTCCATCATATGGAGTATCTTTATCAGCTAATGCTTTTAAAGCATAATGAACAGATAGATATGTTTTTCCACATCCTGCAGGACCTGTGCAGAAAGTAATATCTTTCTTTTCAATCATATCATAAAATCGTTTCTGGTTACGATTTCTGAATTGAATTGTCCAATCTTTGTTTTTGAGTTCTTTTAATGCTTGACGACGATTTTTTACATCGTGTTTGGTAGGAGTAACCTTTTTGGAAGTTGTTTGTTTTGACATTTGAAACTTCTCCGTATATTGTTATTAAAAACTATCTCAATAATAAATATCATCAACATACAGGAAAACAGGGGAAAGTTTAAAACTCTCCCCTTAATTTTCTATAACACCTACCAAAGTGTTAATTACTTCTTATTCCATAATCCTACAAGAATAAGAAGAGCTAGTAAACCAGCGAAACCATTGTTGCCGAATGTCGTCACGATACCTACAAGGTTTCCAACTACATTCATACCCCAAACACCTGTTCCAAATATTACTTCGGATACAATGCCAAGAGCTGCTAATGATGCAAGTAGTTCTACTAAACCACCT